CAGGGAAAGGCGCTGGATGCTTCACCCCATTAGTGGAGGTGACATACCGCCAAATGTTTGTACGCGGTGAAAAGTCAGGGACAGGGTTAGCGAGCTTCCCACTGTAATCCTTATGGCCTGCCCACTTATTCCGCTTATCACAAATCAATCCGGCCTCCACCCTGCCCTTAGCAAACACAAACATATACTCAAAGATTTGCGTGTAACGGTTGCTGTTGCGCTTGGCAGGGAAGGTGCTGGAGTTCTTTTCATAAATCATTGTGTCGTGCAGTTTGAAACCCAGGTACATGAAGTGCAACGCCTGTCTGAATGAGGATCCTGTCTCGCTACCGTTCACAGTTGCATCACCTATGACCCAGACCAGCACACCCTCCTCATGGGTTACGCGGTAGAGCTCAGCAGCGATAGCAGGGAAGTCAAACTCATAGCCCTCATACTCGCGCAAGTCATCGTAGGGGGGTGATGTCACTGTTAGGTTCACAAACCCATCCGGCATCCTAGACATCGTGTCCAAGCAGTTCTCATTGAAGATTGAGTCGAGCATCACTCATACCTTCCCAGTCATCCTGCATCCAGGCAACAAGGTCAGTAACTAAATCGCAAGCTACAGCATCGCCCTGCTGATAATACTGGTCATGCAGTTCAGCAAACTTTTCTACAAACAAAGCCCAGACTTCTTGTCTGCCTTCCTCACGGTACTGCTCCTGCAATTTCTCATCCATGTTCTCCACCTTTCTTGCACGCAAGGATTTCTTCTAGCCCTTGCTCTTTATTTCGCCGAGCATTGAGTCAATAACCTTTTGGCTCCTGTTCCGGCGCTCGGCCTGGGCTGCGTCTACGTTGCTCATGGCTCGCTCGAACTTTGCTTGCTGGTTGTGAGCCACGAAACGCTTGGCTGATTTCATCTGGATTGCGATGATTTCGTCAAGGTATTCGTCTGAGACGTTCTTCCAGTCGTAGTTGGTGTTTGCTTCTGTTGTAGCCATTTGGGTTACTTCCTCTCTCTTGATGTCTCTACTGTATACCACTACACACACTCACGCAACTATTTGAGCAACTTTTTTAGACTTTTTTTCAGAGCTCATTTGCAACCAAACTCCCCAGGCCTGCACTCAAAATGCTCACCCAAATCATGCATCTGCCTCACCCAAGCACGCGCATCAGGGATCTCAGCAGGAGGCTTCAACTCCTGCTTATGAATCACAGTCTTAGGGCCTTTGAAGGTGATCGCGTTCCTGCACCAAGTCCTGAACGCTGCATCCCAATCCTTGAACCGGCTCCCCTTAGCCAAATGAAAATCTGTGAAAGCCTCCACAGTCTCCTGATAGCTGAGCACTGACCCATACTTGCTCTCAAAGGTTTCCTGGATGGAAGCTGATGGGGTGTAGTTGTCAGGGATTGATGTTGCATATTTAGACTTCTCTTTAGGTTCTATTACGGTTTGTACGAACTCCGGTACACCCCTGACGGTACTGCCGTTCGCCCCTGACGGTACAGGTGTTCGCCCCTGGTCCTGGGGTTCACCCCTCCTGTGAGACATAGACTTATCGCAATCCTCAGGACACTCAATCGTGATCCAGTAGCGATTAGGTTTGTACTGATTGCGAGAGTGACCACCAGCAACCTCCACACGGAGCTCACCAGACTTCACCAGTTTGTCCACGCACTTCTGCACGCCGCGCTCGCTTAGGTTTGCATAGTCAGCTAGGCGTTTCTGTGAAGGCCATGCGCCTTCTGTTGCATCAGGTCCTAGGTGATTAGCGATACCTAGCAGAATGACCTTGGGGGATCCCATCGCTGTGGAATGGTTTAGCACCATCGAGAGTGCTTCAATGCTCATTGCTTAGTCCTATCTACCGGCTTGCCCTGGTAGTCTGGACTAGCCGATGCTTGTACCATCGGTATTATGTGGGGGTCAGGGTGTAAGCCTCTGGCCCTCACTCTATTGTACTACTCAGAACGCCTGGTCCTTCCAGTGAGACTCCACCCTAGTCCCATCAGGAGACAAAAAATACCACCGAAACTCTGACCGGTCAAAAACAGGGAGCTCCAAACTCTCCCACACCGGCAGTTTATGGTTCCACCCACGCGCTGTAGAAGCCATCTCAGCATCAGACTCCATGTAAAAGTTCCAGGCTGCACAAACCTGGATCAAGTTATCTGGGGTGTCCAAGAGTTTAGATCCACCCATCCCACGGTTCTTCCTGTGGTGAACCTGGAGGGCCTCAGTTGTTCCACAGTGGTAACAGTGCCCATCCCTCTGCTCAATGAGCTTCCTGAGCTTGGGTGAGAGTGCCATGCCCTCAGCCTATAATGGGTGTGGGGCTGGATGGTTTCGACTGGCAGAGAAAACGCGCAAGCGACTGTGACAGGACCTGGGTTCGACTCCCAGCAGTTCCACAAACCCTTACCGCGAACATCGCCGCGCTTACCGGTGTTTATATAAACCGTTATATAGCTTCTGTGCCATATTCATGGAGCTCAGACTTATCGTCATTCCGCGATGGCTCGAAGTCCTCCAACCATTCCAGGAACTCCTCAGGGGTCATCACTGCTGTCACAGTTTCATCTCCGCCTGGAGTATCTTGGCAGCCGTAGCCAAAGCCATCAGCTCAGACTCAATAGATCGCATCTTAGTTCTAATCCGGTTCACCCTAGCCTTAGCAATGTCACGCTCAAACCTGATGTCAGCACACGCAAGCTTCGCTGTGGCCTGCCGTTCAGCGACACTCCCACTCGCACTCAGAAACTCTTGAGACTCACGCTTATCCAAATCCGCTTCAGCCTGAGCCAAATCAGTCTCAGCCTCATACAAGGCCTCAACCCCCTTACGATTAGTCTGAGTAAGCTCTACTAAATCCTTCGCTATCTGTGATGGAATCACAAACACTCACCAACCTTCTGCACAACTCATCCTTCCAGAACTCACTTAGCAGCGGATCGTTTGCTCTTTGCGCTTCCAGATACGCTTGGGACAGCTCGCTCACTGACGCTAACAGGGGTGAGTGCTGTGGCATAAGCTTTGACTTTCTCCAGAACTTCTGGGGGTGCACCCTGTTTGGATGCTTCAGCCCATAGTAACCGTAGCTGGTCCACATCCGTCATAGCGTCAGCCTCTGTCAGCCAGTCACGCTGCACTTTCGCTTCCTCAAACCGTTGGACCTTCTCCATCTCCTCACGGGAGGCACGCTTATTCCCTGAATACCCAGCATTAGCGAGAGCCCTACCAATCGCGCTGGTCTCACACACCTCAAGGGCAGAAGCCGCCTGAGGACCAGACACACTGTCCACCTCATACGCGAGACCAGAAGCCTTAGGGCAACCCCTGTCCACATCCTCACCATTCAGGTACACCATCGCCCTCACAACCCACATCTTCTCAAGCCGATACTCAGGGATGGTTTCGTTCTCAGTCAGGATCCGGCCATCAGGCCAGTCCCCATAAAAGCGTTTTATACGCTCCTCCACCGTTTCATAATCTGCAAGATTGAACCTAGCCATTACTCCACCCCTTCACAGGTATCACCAAATCAGACCGCACCCATTTAGCCACAGTCCTTACACTCACATCAAACATACGGGCAACCTCTGACCTAGACACACCCAGGTTCTCCAGTTTGATAGCACGCACCTGACAGCGAGCCAACAGTTCAGCAGTCTCAATCATTGCCGCCTTATACCGATCAGACAGATCACGCACCTCAGCAGCAACAAGAGACCGGATCTCATCAGCCTCCAACTCATCGCACAACTCCCTCACCAGGTCAGGGGTAATCTCATGCAAGTACACCATCATCCACCCTCTCTATGTAATCCTTCACAATCTTGCTAGCCACCTGGGACACAGGGACCTGCTGAGCCTTAGCCAAAGCGGCCAGATGCTGATACAGGTGATCAGGCAACTGCAATGTCACAAACACAGACACACCATCCATCAGCGCTTCCCCACCTTCTGAGCCAAAATCTTAGACTCCAGTTTGTAATAGTCCTTCCAAAGGTCAGGCTTAGGAGCAGCACGCAAATCCGCCACATACTTATCCGCAACCCTCAACAAGTTCACATCTTTCCTATCCAAGGTGAATCCTCTCCCACAACTTTGCAGCCGTGTCTTTCAGCTCATCAATCATTTCCTCATCACGGTAAACCCAAACCGTCTCAGGTTCAAACCAGGCTGGTGCAAACACACCCTCCACATCAATGCGCAACATCCACACAAACAGGCACTTCTCAGCCCCTGTTACATGTAACTGCCACTGCATCTGCCTCCGATACTGCAGCGGAATACTATTCCACTCTTTACCGGTGGTCTTTATCTCCGCAATCACAGTGTGATCCAGAGACAAACCGTCAGGGGTTGCCAAATGCCAAGGCGTTTCCGCGTTAGCGAGCAACCAATCGTTAGGGAGAATCCCGTGACGCTCATGCACAAACTTTGCCAGGACAGGCTCCATGTCCCTACCAAAAGCCATGTACGGGTTATCAATCTCCACAAAGTCCTCAAACCAATCCCTCACAGCCTGCTCAAACCCTGCAGGTGTGGAAGCCTTAGCCACCTGTGTGGCTGTCACACCCTCTTTACGGGCTCGCAACCAGTCAGCCTCAAACAGTTGCTTCGATGACACAAACTGGTTAGGACCCAGCATGGTGCATCAGCTCCCACCGGTCTCGCGCAATCTTGAGAGCCTCATCAATGACCTTCTGTGCTTCCTCAGCTTTTGCTTTCCTCAACCGGTCAGCAGCCTTAGTCCAGATAGCACCGTTGTCAGAATAGGCTGAGATCCATTCCTGGATGAAAAGGTCAGCAAGCTCACTAGCTTCCTTCGAGTGTTCCATTTGTTTCCACCTTTCTTATAGTCTTAGGCTATGACCCACCACAGACACTACTCAAACCTGATGGCCGCCGTAGACACTGTGGGCAGGACCCCATGTATGGATTGTCCTGAGGTGTTCTTCCCTGAGGACTTCCCAGACAAACACACTAGGGAGTACGCGATCAAACTAGCGCGTGCCCTGTGTGACGAGTGCCCCATCAAAGACGCCTGCTTCATGTACGCGACAGAGAATGATGAGAGGTATGGGGTGTGGGCTGGGACTCTCCCAGCAGAGCGTTAGACATGATCACAGTTCCTAATTGTGTCTGCAACCTTATCTAGGCCCTTCCAAATCTGACCGTTAGCGTTGTCGAGCCGGTTGATGTATCGGAGACCGTAGGCTCTCGTCAAACCCTGCCGATAGAGAAGCATCTGCACCGCTTGGCGCTGTGCATCATCTAGGTCTTTCCACTTTCTATCCATCTTCACCCTCCTCATCCAAAGACTGATAATGGTTGAGTGCGTTTAGGGCACGCCGCAACACCTGAGCCTGCTTCATCGTCAGACACACTGTCCCAGGTTCCTCCATCTGGAACACATCATCCATGAGACGCACACGCACCTCACGCCCCTCCACCTGAACATCCATCATTAGCGTTCACCCTTTCCAGCCATATTGTATGACGCCCAAGCCAAAAGACCCAGGCCAATAAGTGTAGATCCGTTGATCACTGCAAGCGGATTGATAACACCAGGGAGCAGGAGGAACAGAGCCCCTGCCACAAACACCACCCACCACCTCATAGCCACACCAGAAGTGCAACACCGGTCAAGAGTGTGACCCCAATCAAAGACCAGGTGAGCGCACACTGATAGGAGGGTTTCCGTTCACGCAAATCCCTCCGCCTCACAATAGGAACCTGCAAAGCCACATGCTCGCGTGCAGGC